GGCCGGCTTCGCCGCGCTGACCTTGCTCGCCGCGCTCGCCTTGCTCGCCCTTCTCGCCGGGAGGCCCCGCCGGTCCGGGTGCGCCATCGGCGCCATTCGTCAGTTCGGCCAGCCGGATCGTGATGCGCTCCTGCAGCACGGCGACCTCGGCCTTCAGCGTCGCAATGATCGCCTCGGCCTTGGCTTCGATCAGTTCGCGCTCGCGCAGCCATTGCCGCCGCTCCTGATCGAGCGCGTGGGCGAGCGCCTCGCGCCACGCGTCAAGAAGACAGTCGGCGTCTTCCGATGCGGTCGGCGGTTCTAAAAAGGTTTCGGACTTCCCGTTGGACTGCATCGCGGTTGCCTTTCTCAGGCGGCGGCGGAGCTGGTGCTGGCGGAGCGGATGGCGGCGCCTGCGGTCCCGGCGCGGCCGGGATGGCGCCAGCAGCGGACAGCGGAACGACCTGCTGCTGCACGCGCGGCTCGTCGCCGAAGTCGACGGCGTCGAGGCCTTCCTGCGCGCGGGCCTCGTTGGGCGCATAGATGCCGCCCTGGACACCGCGCGCGAGCGCCTCGATCCGGTCCTTGAGCGCCGAGCGCAACAGCGCGGCGGTATCGAATTCGACGTATTCGTCGGGCTGGCCCTTGAGGCCGAACAGCAGCCCGAATGCTTCCTCGATGTGGTTGAGCGCAAAGCCCAACCCCATGGCGATCCAGCTCTGCATCAAAAGCTCGGTGGAGGCGTAGTTGGTGCCGCCAATGCCGAGGATTTGCAGCGGCACGCGAAACGCCAGCGCGATGTGCTCATTCGAGAGCTTGAGGATTTCCGCCGTTGCAGCATCGCGGCCGCCGACCGACCACGGCTGCACCTTGAGGCCCGCCGTCAGGATCGGGGTGCCGCCCTGATGCAGGTTCTTGGCTTGGTCGTTCCAGCGGTCGCGCAGCGCCTGGACCTGATCCTTGTCGAGCACCAGATCGGTCGACAGCACGGCGCTCGGCCGCGCCTCGTTGAGATAGAACGCCGCCTGCTGGCGCGAAATCGCGGCGCCGACGCCGACGTCCTCATAGGCGGCAACGATGGGGGACTCGCCGACCAGCGGCGTCGGCGCGCGACTATTGGTGTGCAGCCTGATATGCAGCACGTCGCGCTGTGGCACCAAGAGACCGGCTTCTCCGCCCAGGCGCTTGGCGATGACGTCATTGCCATGCAGCGCATAGAAAATCTCGCCGTTGTAGGCGAGACGCGGATGCGACTGCGCCGGATTCATCAGGTGCAGTTCATCGATCTCGTAACGGTCGTTCCTTAGCGCCAGCGCATAGGCGTTGCCCTCGGTGTAGAGCGAGCGCGTCGTGTTCAGCAGAAAATCGCTGATCGTCTGGTAGTCGTTGGGATGTCGCAGAATGCGGGCGAGCGCGGAGGTCTTGACCCGGTCGCGCCCGCCCTTGTCATTGAGCCGCCAATGGTCGCCGGGGCACATGGCGACCGTCTGCGAATAGGCCGAGACGCACGCCTCGACCATCGCAGACCGCGACAGGCTGATCGGGCTGTACCCGAGCTGCCACCAATTCCAGTTTTCGCCGACACCGACAGGCAGCCAGCCGCCAGTGACCGGCAAACGCCATGGACCGGGACGATAGTCGCCTTCGCCTTTGATGATCCGGCTTGCGATGCGCGACAGGAGGTCCCAAGCACCCATCAGCTCGTTCTGGTCTGATAGTTCCGGTCGCGTTGTCCCGCTTCCATGTGCCGGGTCTTGTGGTTGTGCTGCTCCGGCTTCGGCGCGTGCGGATCGGGTCCGCTGCCGTCCTCCTCGTGCTCCTGGATGTACTCGCCCATCTTGGTGCGGTCGTTCTCCTCCTGCGTCGGGGTCGGCTTGCCTTTCGACAGTTTCTCCTTGCCCTCGGCGCGGGTCTTTTCGCTTTGCTCATGCTCGCGGTCGTAGGCCTTCTTGGCCGCTTCTTTCGCATCAGTCATGACCTGATCTCCTCTGGTTATCGCCGCCGCCGGCCAGCGGCGGCACCGCCTTCCACCGGTTCGGTGAAAGTGAACTGCACGACGTTGCTGTCACCGGCCGCGTCGCGCACGAGCACGCCATAGCTGCCAGCCGCACCGGCAAAGCCGACGATCGATGTCGTCAGCCGGGTCGAGGCGACCAGCGTGGTTGTCTGCGGAGCGCCGTCGAACACGATCACCGCATCAGGCCTGAAGGTGTAGCCGTCGATCTGCAGGGTGACGTCGGGCAGCGGGCCGGTGGTTGGGGACATGGTCTCGATGACCGGCACGCCGCGTTCGGGTGGGTTCGGCAATTCCGGCGGATACGGCACCCCGGGATCGAGCGGACTGCCGTCCGGCTCTTTCTCGATGACGTGCTCGCCCATCGCAGCGAGATCGTTTTCTTCCTGCGTCGGGGTCGGCTTCGACCCCTCCGCGAGATTCTGACCCGCCGGGTGCGGCGGGTCTTTCCTGTCGGTGTCAGCCATGGCAGTCACCACGTCACGCCTTGCACCCACGCGACCATGCCCGGACGCCGCAGCGTCCAGTTGACCGGCAGGATCAGCCGCAGCGCCAGGCTGTCGGTCTGCCACAGCGAGCGCACCGGGTTGGCCGGCGTGCCCGGATCGGCACCACCCACGATCGGCTGCGGGTTGGTGTCCTCCATGTGCAGCGTCGCCTGATCGCTGATCTCGAAGCGAGGAGCCTCGCCCCTCGGCGCCGTCGCGATGTAGACCGCCGCCACGCCGAAGGCGATGAAATAGCCGCGCTCGGCGCCGCGCGCGAGATCGAACTCAATGACCATTGAGGCGCGCCTGCAAATCGAGATCGCACCGCGCGGTATCGAGCGCCTCGATGAACCAATCGTAAACCTCATCAGGCGCGCCGTTGAGCGGCAGAGCGGCACAGATCGCGAGCGCGTTCAACACGGTGAAACTGTTGATCGGATCGGGGCCGCGTTTGTCCTGCGCGTCCTGAAGATAATCGCGAATGATCGGCGCCAACTGCCGCAACAGGCCGTTGAATTCCTCCCTGTCGATCTCGGCTTCCCTCATCGTTTGCCTCCGCCCGCCCACGCGGCGGATCGGCTCGGCGACCATCCGCCCCGGCCGTCGCGATAGAGCCGCATCGTCGTGTGCGCGTTGCAATCGACCAGATCGACATAGGCGATGTCGGTGCGGTCGTGAAACACCATCAGCTTGATTTCCTTGCTGACGTCGCCCTGGTGCCACGTCTCCAGCGCCAGCTCGCCGTGATTCTTCGCCTCCGCTGGCCGGTTGGCGTAATAGGCCCGTATCCGCCAATCCTCTGCCATCAGAACACCGGCACGAATGCGGTGCCCAGACCGCGCGCGATGACCTCGCATCCCTTGTCGTGACGATCGCGCCAGGTGTCGGCGTAGCCGCCGCATTGCGCCGCAACCCATCCGGCATCGCGCTCCAGCGAATGCGCCAGCGCGACCATGTTGACCGCGCGCATCAGCCAGTCCGCCTTGCCGAGAAAGCGCGCGGGCCAATAGATCGCCGCCTCCATCCGCGTGACGTCGCTGTAGCTCGGCAACAGCCGGGCGCGGTTCTGCATGCGCTGCGTCTTCTCCAGCTCGCCTTGCTCGTGCTGTGCGAGAAGATCCTCGAATTCGTAGGCGTAGGCAGGCCAGGCGCCGCAGTAGCCCTGGACCGCGCGCATCGGCAGCATGCGCAGCGTTCGCATCGCTTCCGACAGCCGCTTGCCGACGTGCGGTCCGCTCCAGACCGACGGCGCGATGTCCTCCATCTCGATGTCCTCCAGCGGGTTGAACTTGAGCGGATCGTCCCGCCGGCTCAGCAGCATCTGATTCATGTGACCAACTCCAATTGCACGTTCTCGTCCAGTTGCGTGTAGCGCTGCGAGGCGATGTCGAATCTCATCTTGATCGCGCCGCGATATCCGGTCTCGTCGAATCTTACCTTGGCGATATGCACGGTCGCTTCGTTGGCGACCGCATCGCGTTCGATGACGATGCCGTGGTCCGGCTTGTTGAACCAGTGCGCCGAACCATCGATGTCGTACAGCGTCGGCGTCCTCTGCCTGCCGCGCTCCCAGATGTCCTTGGTCGGATGCGCCAGCACGATCACCACGACCCCGTACTGCCGCCCGAACTGCTTCAGCATGCGGATGGCACGGCCGATGTACTCCGCCGTGGTCTCGTCACGCTTACGTGCGTGCTCGACTTCGTTCCAGGGGTCGATGATCAAAAGCCGGATGCCGTCGCGCATCACGGCGTCGCGCGCCTTTTCGATGATCCATTCTAGCGTGATGTCGTCGTCTTCCGCATCGTTCGGATCGTGATCGATGAAGGTGCAGAACGATTCGATGAAGCGATCAGTCTCTACGTCCGGCACCATCGAGCCGGAGATGATGCGCCGCAGCTTGTCGCGAAGATGCGGCACCGTCGGCATTTCCGGCGAGAAGATCACGCGCGCCAGTGGTGATCGCGGGCCATGTTGTAGACGAGGTTGAGAACCCACGTCGATTTGCCGTGGCTCGGGATTCCGGTGATCACGATGAATTCGCCCGGGAAGATTTTCATCCAGCCGTTGCCCGGATAAATCCCGTCGAAGATACGCCAGCCGAGCGACAGCGGCTGCAGGGCTGGCAGCGCAGGATATTCCGACAACCGGTACAGCCCGCGCACCGGGTACTGCCTAGCGCCGCGCAGCACCTCGTGGACCGCATCCGCGCCGTGCCTGCTGCGGACCTCGTTGAGATCCTTGCAGCCCTTCGGGAAGGTGACGAACATGCACCGCACAACGCCTAGGCGGCGGACCAGCTCTGCGGCGAGGCGCTGCCCCGGACCGTCGTCATCGACTGCGAGGATAAACCGCTTGACGCGGCCCAAGCGCTCGCGGTTGATCCAGATAAATTCGAATTTGCCGCCGCTCGCCTCGGTCTGCGGATCGAGCGGTTGCAGGCGGCCATCTTTCGGCACTGGCGGTGCACCGTCGGGCACCGACACCGTCAGCGGCCAGCCGCAATCGATCGCGACCATGCCGTCCTCGATGCCCTCGGTGATGACCAGCGATTGCAGGCCGGACTCGAGCGCCGGATCGTCGAGCACGTCGGCATTCCAGAACGTGCGCTTGCCGCCCTTGCGGTGCCAGAACACTTTCTCGCCGTCGCGTTCGGCGCGATATTTTTCGTTCACGACGGCGCCGCCTTCGAGGAACGGATAGACGATGATGTTGCCGCGCTCATTCGCAACGACAGTCTTGTCCTTACCCCTACCGACGAGGGCACCAGTATAGACCTCGAACCTTGTAGCCAGCTCGGGCGATATCCCCCGGCGTTCGAAGAACTCGACGTGATGCGTCGCGAGCGTCGTCATAGCGATAGCTCCCATGGAAATCGCAGTGGAAACACCGGAAAAAGAATTCGTCGGCTTCGCAGCGGATCGACATGCACTTGAGCATCTTCTTTCGCCGCCATTGCGAGCAGCTCGGGCAGCGGATGTTCTTGGTGCCGCGGTGGCTGCGGGGATCGAATCCAACCTTCGCGAATCCGCGCAGCACCTGATCGAGCGTGACGTGGTCGGTCATATGATCACCCTCGGTTTGTCGTCGTCCTCTCTGCCGCGAATGATCGCGCCGATGTACTCGCGCGGGTTTTGCTTGATGGACGCTTGTTCGATCGCCGCTCTGGCCATCGGGATCTTGCCGTCCTTCGCCTGGAGCAATCGCTTGATCAGACCGCCTGCGTTCTCGCCGAGGACATCCTTGCCTCGACGGAACAGGTCGAATTCCGGATCGGTGCGGGGTGGCGGTCTCGCTGGCTCCGCGAGTCCAAGCTCAAGATCGCCAGAACGCGCGCCGCTAGGCGCGGCCTCTTGTTCTTTTCCTTTCCCTTCCTTTCCTTTCCTTTCCTTTCCAGGCGGTAGTGCTACGGGAGCACTACCGGAGCTGTGCGGGAGTGAGGGGCGATCGGAGCCAATATCGGCGGGGCCAATCGTCTGATGCTCGAAGCCCTGGCGCCTTGCATAAGTCACTGGTGTGTCGCCGCTTTTCCAATCTTTAAGCAGCGGCTTACTAGGCTTGTTGATGACCTGATGCCGGTGGAAATTCTTGATGAAGAGGTACCGTTTGGTTTCGTCCTCTTCATCGTTCGTGACTGCGAACAGGACGACCAGTCCGCGCGGCAAGAGGTCGTCGATCAGAGCTGCATTTACTGCTCCCGTAGTGGTGTCGGAGTGGTACGGGAATATCTTCGCCCGCCACTCGATCGGGTCGAAATCGAGCAAGCCATAATCGTCGGCATGGTTGAGCAGTCCGAGGAACAGGCATTTCGAAAATTCCGGCAGCGTGCCGGTCCGCGCGTCGGTCCAAAATTCAGGTTTGATCGTTCGGATACGCGCCATTATGCGATCCTCCGGCGAAAGAGGGGTGAGGTCTGCACGGCGAGCCTCGGCTCAAGCAGCGATGCCTGGTAGTGCCAGAGCGCGAGCGCATCGGCAGCGTTGTCATCGCACGGCGCCCAGCCCAGCCGATGGCATGCATCGATGGTGAACGCCTTCGCCTCTTTGCGCTTGTGCCGGTTGGTGCCGAGGAAATGCCCGCGCACATCGGAGACGCGCGCCTCGCGCACG